TTAGACTTTTGCCCGTCTAAGTGGCTTTTAGCGTTGGCAACTTGCTCTTTTAACGCTATTTTTTTCTTTTTAATATCTCTTTCTTCATCTACTTCCTCGTCATACGAGAATGAATCTTCAATTAAAAATTCTATTTCATCAGATGATAAATGAGATTTAGTTTGTTTATAGTACTCTCTTAGCACTGTCATATCGTCATAACTAGAGTAATCTTGGTTAAGGCGAACGTAATCTTCTAGTGTACCACCGGTTTCGTCCATAAAGTCCATTAACTTTTGAACATTTTCAGGTAAAGCTTTTCCAGTTTCTTGAGCTTCGGCTACAGCTTCTTCAACTTGTTCAGTTAATTCTTCTGTTTGCTCTTGAACTTCTTCTTCAGTAATTTCTTCTAATACTGGAGTTTCTTGTGTTTCAGTTTCCGGTTGTACTTCTTCTTGTTTTTCTGTGGCATCGGCATTTTCATCGACTCCAACCACTCCCTCGTTGTCAGGGTTATCTTTTTTAACTTCATCTTCTACTGGTTTTTCTGGTTTATTTAAATCTAACTTTGTAACACTATCATCAACTGGTTGTTCCACAGCTTGAGACATGTCTAACTTTGTAACGTCATCCGTTACGTTTTCTACATTTTCTTCCATAATATAATATAATAATAATTAATAATTGTTATCTAGGGTCGAAACTACCTAAATCAAATCCGCTACCTAATATATCATTACCTGCGGACTCAAAGTTTTTAGGTGGTTTTGCACCTTTTCTTTGATCTATAAGCTCACTTTGTTGTGATGCTTGTATTCTTGTTCTTTCATCTTTACGATCTTCCTTCATTTCGTCTTTACCTTTTACAGCTTGTACCTCTATAGATTTAAGCTGCATATTCATTTGAAACTCTAATTGCATAAGTTGTTTTTTGTATTCAACTTCTTGTGCTTGCTTCTGAGCTTCAAGTTGTGCTTTCATTTGCTCAAGCTGTGCTTCGCTCTGCGTTTTAGCTTGTTCTTTTTGAACTTCTAATTGTGCAGACGCTTGCTGCGTTTGCATATTTGCCTGTGCCTGTGCTTGAATATTTTGTTGTTGCATCAACTGGTCTTGCGCTTGCTTTTTAACCCTACGTATTTTTAACAGTTGATTAGCTAGTTTGATATTCTTAATCTCTCTAAGATCAATAGCATCTTCTAAGTTTATACTTTGCTGTGCTAAAGCTACTTGAATATTATTCTCAAGCATTGCTTTCTCTTCTTCATCAGGAGTTAACTCTATAAATATACCAAAGTCATATAGATGTAAATCTTTCATTTCCTCAAGTGTAGCTACGTTATGAGTACCTATAGCTTGTATAAAAGCATTTTTAGTTGGTGAGTATTCTATAATATCAGATATTCTTAATGATAATGACTCTGCAACTTCTTGTGTTAATTGTAACCCTGCTTGTAGTATGTGTCTTGTAGCTGTATTACTATTTGCCGCGGCTAATTTCTGCACACCTACTAAAGCGTTTTTATCTGGTACACTACCATCTCTAGCTTCATTAAGCCCAGTTACATCTCTTATCATTTGTAAGTAGTAATTGTAATTACCAATTAATGCTTGCATTTTATTACCACCACTACCACTTGTTATTTCTTGTATCGGTACTTTGCCTGGGTTCATATCACCATCAGAAGTGAATGATCTACCAATAATCGAACCTGTTTGGAAGAACATGTTTAAAGCTTCTTGAGGATTATAATTCGTACCATTACCTAAATCTATTTCAGCAAGTCCATCTGCATCTAGGTATATTCCATCTGGAACCATTCTAGACATCACCTGTTGTAGTTTTAAATGTGTAAGCTGTATCATATCAGCAAAACCAGTAATACGCCTTACAAGTGATTCTATTCTACCTTTGTAAGATCTAGGCGCTACGATGCTATAGTTCATTTTAACTTTAGTATAGTCACTCTTAGGTCTAACCATATTTTTAGCAAGCTCCCATTTAAGTAATTTATCTGTACCTAAAATTACAGCCCCTTCATATAGTACTTCAACTGATCTTGATAGTTTATCAAAGTTAGTTGATTCATCTATAACTGGATTAAACTTATCTGTTTTAGGTATTGCTTTAGAAGCTCCACTACCAGTAGTTTTTACTTTGTAAACTTCGTTCATATATGTTTTATAATTAAAATATAAAACTTGAACTTTGTTAGGGTCTATACCACCTCTGTTTGCAAAGTTACCATCGTAGTTAGAGTTGTTGTACGCAGGGTTTTTAACTATATCTTCAAGCTCTGCATTAGTCATGTTTGGAAACTGCTTAACAAGCTCATTAACAGGTATTGATTTAACTTCACCAACATAGTATATATCTTCAAAGTAAGGTGATTCAGTATAAGAATATACAAGGTTTGCTGGGTCAACATATTTTACAGTAACACCTTCTGATGTATTGAAGTTTGTTTTTACAGCACCAATACCTAAAACTGTTAAATCGTAGTAAAACCTTTTCTTAGTTAACTCATACTTATTACCTTCTAGTAAAACATTTAACGCTTGCTCTTCTGCCATTTCTACAGCTTGCTTGTAATTAAGCTGCATATGTAATTGTAATTCTTCTTCTGTATCTGGTAAAGTTTCTTTTTTATTATCGTATAAATCAACACCAAAAGCTTCTGCAGCAAAATCATTTAATTCTTTAGCTCTCATATCAGCAAGAATTGAATCCATATACTTAGTACGTTTACTAATACCGTATGGATCTTGTGAATAAGCTTTTATATCGTATGTTCTTTCTGCAATACCATTTACAACAATATCTACAAACTTAGATATAATAGGTACTGGTTTCCAGTCTAAATTTAAATAAGATAAATCACCGTTTATAGATAACTCATCTTTATATTTTTGTATTGATTGCTCTCCTCTAGCGTATAATCTTAATCTATGAAAATCATTTCTTAACGAGTCAAACTTATTAGTACCTCTATCATAAACGAACCATTCGTTTTCAATAGCCTTAGCAACTTTGAGTCCATACTCAAAACTTCTTTTTTCATCGTCACTAACTACTTGACTAGGGAAATAACTTCTTATAACTGATTCAGCCATGTTTATTTTATTAATTTAGATGTACTACCTGTGTTTTTATACCTAGCAATACTTATGTTTAATTTTTGTTTTTCTATTTTTACGTTTGGTGCATACAAATGCCTGTTGTTAGCCATGATAGCAAGTCCAGAACTTATAGATGCATCAAACTTTGTTCTTTTATTTATGTCAAACTTAGCCCAGTCGTTTAGCAAGTCATTAAAATAGCAGTCACCAAACGATCCATCTTTTTTCATACCAACGTGATCTTGTATGTACATTTCAATTGCAGCTGCATGAGCTTGTTTTATATCTTCACTTGAGTTAGGTATTCCACCAACTTCTTTTTCCGCTGTAGATAATTTATTCCAAACTTTATCAGGTCTGTTCATACTAAAACCTCTGTAACCACGTCTTCGTAAATAATACAATAGACGAGGTTTATTGTTCTCTGCAAGTAAAGGCATTCCGTAAAACACTAATGCCATTAAAACGTCTTCAAAGAATATTTCTGCGGTCTGAGGTCTTGCTAAATACTCTAAGAAAAAGCTATTAGCAGGTGCATCTTCCATTGAAAACCTTGTCAAGCCGTGTAATGCGCCTTTTGATCCTTTACCATCTACTGTTCCTGATATATCGTAGCTATCACAACCAAAAGCACCCATATGTTCATTGCCTGGATGTTTAACACCGTTTTTTATTATAACGTTGTTTTGTAGCTGTGATGGTGGTGTCCAGCTTAATTTAAACCTACCTTTATTATCTGGGTAGAATATTACTGTTGAATCTTTAACACCATTAACCCATTGGAAATTACCCCTTGTTAAAGGCAGTGTTGATGATAACTCTTCGTTGTAATCTATTTGCTCGTATAGTTTGACTAAGTTAAATATACTATTTTTAGTCTCATCTCTAAAAGCATGCTCAGTAGTTCTTGGGAATTGCCTGTAAAATTCGTTTAATGCGTCTTGATCACCTTTTAAACCGTCAGCTTCATTTTGCCAATTGTCTATAACACCTACATCTATTAACTCTCCTTGTGGGTCAAAGACATCATGGTCCGGAGTATTGAAGACTGGGCTTCCGTGCTCGTCAATAAATCCTTCGTAGTTCCACTCCATTGGGATAAAAAGAGAATATAAACCAGACGCTGTCTGTCCATTTCTGTTTCGCTTAGTAACGTTTGATGCGTTGTATAGTTTTTTAAAGTTTTCCCCACCTTTATCTAAAGAGTTTGATGTTGAGCCCATCATACATTTACCTATAATTCTACTACCTAATCGTAAACATGTTTTTGTAACTCGCCAATTATTTAATATAT